TCATTAAAAACAGTCTTACCAACACGATCAACTAACTTTTTAACAAAGTTGTCGATGTCATCGTTATTAATTAAATCCTTACCAATATCAACAACATTAGATAAATCTTCTTTTAAAACTTCACTAGTCCCGTTAACTTCTTTTAAAGAAGAGTTAACAAGCTCTTTAATTTGTGTAACTTTCATTTATTAACCTCCATATATTTGACTAAATAATGTATGTCTTATATCTGTGTTTATTGTATCATAAACGATATTATTAGTATACAAACTTTGAATAAGCGCTTGACCACTTAAGCTATACACTTTACTAGTATAATCTTGTTTGGTGTTAGCTGTCAATCCGCTATCTTTTAGTAAGTCATCGGAATCATAGGCGCTAACCGTGTTTGTTTGGTCGCTGTTACCCGTGCCGTTGTAAACGGTTGTTTGGGTGGCACCGTCTTTTAGATTATCGTTTAAAAGACTGTTAATTAGTTTAGTCCACTTACCATAATACTTAGCAATTAAAACATCAACCGCCTTGGTTAAATCATCGAACAAACATTCTTTTAAATTGTTTTCAAATGAAAAACGAGCGTCAAGTCTTTGGGAAGTAACATAGGCGGTAGCAATTTTAAAATCATCGTTTTTTAGTTGGTCAAGTAACAGGGTATAAATACCTGCGTCATTTTTCTGTACTAACTCTTCATAGGTAGACATTTTTAATCTTCCTTTTCACTTTGTTGTGGTTGTTCTTGTTGAGTTGGTTGTTGTGGTTGTTCTTGTTGAGTTGGTTGTTGTGGTTGTTTGGTTTGGTCTGGCGTGTTTCTGCTGTCAGCCTTATCTTTCCATGTGCTACCAAAGTCAACATTAATTTTACCGTTAAATAATTTATTTACCATTTCAATACCTTCTTTTCTGTTACGTAACATATTATCAACTAGTGGAAAAATCTGGTCACTTTCACTATCAACTTCACTAGTGATTAAACGTTCTTTTTTCATGTTGTTCAAACTAGATAATCCTAATTCATTGTATAAATCGGATTTAATAAATTGTTGATAGGCAATTAAATCTTGAAAGTTTTCTTTTGCGTTTTGACTCGGGTTGTGTGTTTTCAAGTCTTGATAAAAAGCACTCTCGCCAACTACACTCAAGTTACCGTCAATAATCTGGTTAATATAGTTTTGTGCGTCTTGAATTGTTTGGTCAGTTCCCGCACTGATTAAAGTTTGAATACGGGCATTATAGTCCGCCAATAACATGGTTATTTCATTTTCGATTGAAAGCGTCCCATGTTTTAAAATAGTAGGTAGTAATCCTACCATTAAATCGTCATTCTTAATTAAAACACAATCCTTATTAATAGTAAGTGTTTGATTAAAATTGAGTGCTGGGACATTAATAATCGCTGTCGTTGGCTCGTTGTATGGACTTTTTTCACGTCCGCTTAATCCTGCTACGGTACTATACAAATCATTTTGATATTTGAAAATAACCGTGTACCCATTTTCTTGCAACTGGTCTTCCAAAATAGAACTTTTTAGAGTATCTGGTAAACCATTATATTCAAACATGGAATGAGTACGGTTTAAAATTGAGCGTAAATAATCGTATAAATTACGCTCTTTATTTGTTATCTGGTAAAGGTTGGCTAGTTTCTTGTTTGTTTTCATCTGTATTATCACCCCTCATAATTGCTAACATTTTATCATCGTTTTCTTTGGCTCTGCTGATTAATAAGTTAATACTTTTAGTATTATCACTGATTAACTCTTTCAAACTTTGTACGATGTCAATGTAAGATTGTGAGAGTTTTTCTTGTTGATAAATCATGAGTAGACATACCACAATAGGAAAACCCACACTACTAATAAAATCACTAATTTCTTTCATTTACATACCTCCGGTTTTACATACCTTTAAATAATTACTGATAGCCTCCCCGACTTCATTATTTTGATAGTATACCATATCATGTAAAAACATAAAGGCGATACGTTTTTCAAACTCAAATCGGGGTTTTAACACATTTCTATTATAATTGTTTTGACCGTTATATTCCATTGTATAGATAACATCTTTTTGAGTATTTTGGATTGGCGTGGTTTTTTCATGAACGAAAATAAAATCATAATTCTTTTTATGTACCACATCACATTGATATATTTCACCATTAAAGATAATAAAGAAAATAAATGTGATGTCCTTTGGTTTCCACTTGGTCGGGGCGTGTGGGTATATGTTTAGTTCCCATGCTCCACTAGTAATCATTTTTAGTTTAGGGTTATCAAACGCAAAATAATAATTATTTTTCTTAAGTAGTTTGGTACTACTTGCATACTCGACCGCTACCCTTAACTTTGAATCTCCATAGGTGTAAACATCTATTGAACCTTGTTTTTGATTTAAAATGTTGCTTAAGCCCATCTCGCCAAAGTAAGGACAGTATTTATTTACAGTGTTACCAAGCATGTATATTTTTACGTTTGTGCGCTGCCGAACTATGGTAGAAACCGTGTTCATAAATAAAACAAACTCATCGGGTAAATAATATTTATTAGTAAGAAACTCATCAAAAATAATCGTTGTTACCTTTGGATATGAGTTAGCCTTGTTGTGTTCACTTGCTGATAAATTAAAAGCATAACCAATTACATCACTATCGGTATAAATAACCTTGCCGTCTTTATTGAAATTAGCTAGATAAAATACACCCGTTCTATACACAATAGCGTGGAACTCGCCACCGCTATATTCTTCGATTTTATCGGTAAGTGCGTTAAAAAGGTTGTTCATTCTTTTAGTTGCAATATCGTCTGACCATCTACGAATATATGCAAACTGAGAACCATCTTTAAAATAATTCTGTAAACTCAAGTTTAAAGTGGCGTATGTTTTACCGTTTGACCGTTCTCCAAAAATTACATTATAAGTAGCATTTTTGCTATTGATCTTTTTTAAACTATAGTATTTACTCATTTTTAAATTCCTTGCTTTAAACTCCAATCCTTAATTTTTAACTCCCCGTTTTCAAGTTGTTCAAGTAGTTTAATGTACTTTTCAGACATTGACATTTCAAAACTAGCCTTTGATAAGTGAACACTTGAACGGCTTTTAACTTTTGTATAATGTCCTTGGAAATCTTTAATAATACATTCTTTGACTTCATCGTCATAATACGCTGTTAGTTTACCACTGTCAGCTTTTGGCACTTGCATATTATTAGCAAAGTTTTTAAAAACTTTGGTCATGTCATTATCACTTATTTTTAGTAAGTAATCACACCCCTTATCTTTTGGTAAACCTGCAATAGTAATTTCAAGTTCATTATCTTGGTTTTCAATAATATACCGTTTTGCGCCCAATGTTTTAAAACGCTTATAAACTTCTTCAAAGTCCCAAACGCCTAACGTATGTTTATTACCTTTAATGTCCAAAGGGGATAACTCCTTTTTATCTATTCCATAATGATCTAAGCATTTTTCTAATTTCTTAACAATATCCTTGTTATACTGTTCAATGTACGATAAATGTTTTTTATAATTTTTAGCCTTAATGGAATCGGTATCACTGTAAAGAAAGTCATCTTTAAATTCTAAGATACCATTCCATAAATTGTGTCGTGCGTATGCTGTAACAAACACACCCCACGGGTAGTATAAAAACCTGTTATAACTATTGTTATATTGTTTTATCTGCTCGTTAACGTTTGGGTCTTCGGTTGTCCATTCATCAGCATTATATATTTGTTCTTCATGAACTATGTCAGTTACACTCATTCCATAGCTAGTAAACCGAGTTTAACATTCCTTTAAAATGTAAATACTCGGCTTCTTTGCCAACCACCCCCTTTAATGTTGTTTTTTGTTTGTAAAAATGTAAAATGCTTTGTATTATTGGTTTTGGTAAGTAGTCTTTGTAGTAGGCTAACTGGTTAGATATTTTTATTTTGTCCCAGTGGTAAACTTGTTTAATAATGTCCCAGTCAACACTAGTAATAGTAATTTTTAAATACTCAGCACTAAAAATTCTACCGTTGTTTTCAATCTCACCTTTAATATCCAAACATTTATTTTTACTAATATAGTTATCAAAGTAAACACTTGTTTCCAAACCCCAAAACTCTACCGTAAAAATTTGTAACGCCTTTTCGTTAATTTCGTTGAACCTGTCCCAACTAGTCCACTTTTGTGGTACAGCAGATGAACACGGATATTGTTCCGCTATCATAACGGTAGGATAGCTAGACGTAAAATCAAATGAAGCAACATTTTTATAAACCTTGCCAACGTGGTTAGGGTTTGCATGTGTAAAACCACCTGCGAATGCTTGTTTCAATGTGTTATACTCATCAGCGTTTTTAATTCTTAGTTCACGTATTTTAGCATTATAATTTTTATCTTTAAAACATTGGTTTCTAACATACCGTCTTACTCGACCTGTATTAGTTAATGGTATTTTAGTAATGTCCCCATACTGTTCCCGTTGTTCGTCAATGTAAGCCACCAATACTCGGACATCGTTTAGCATGTATCCGAGTTCTTTTTTTGTAAACGTTGTATCTTTGGTTCTAGTCAAACTATAATCTAAGTCGCCAACCATTTTAGGAATATCATGTGCGGTTAAATTTTTCGCCACGTTTTCAAGTTTATACCCACTAAGGATTAAACTGTCTCTAAACTCAATCCCATAACTAGTTAATGCTTTTATGGGATTTCTTGACGCTGTCGCAAAGACTGATAACCATTTAAAATACTTTCTAAAAAATTGAAATTCAAATGATAGGTTGTGAATAAAAATAATTAATCGTTTACGCTCATTTAAACCTAACGTTTTCTGTAAATGCTCACATAATTGTAAAAACTCTTCCCATGTTCTACCGTAACAATAATAACCATCAATTCCGAATTGCCAAACATACATAAACGCAAACTTTTCACGGGGTTCATTTGTTGTGAATGTGCTAGTTGTTTCCGTATCAAAACTTAACGATAGATTTAAATACTTAGTTTTCTTACGCTTACTAGTGGTTGTGATAAAATTAGCTCTTTTTAGTTTTTTGTCTATAACGTCCCATTTAATTTCATCAAAGCTATCAAACTCCAATTTTATCACTACCTATCTATAAAATAATACCCGTTGATGGTTGTGCATACTCTAATAGTTCTCTAAAAGTTGCTTGTGATATATCTTCACTAGTTCCCCTAACATGTCCCGTTAAATAAGTCAATTTAACATTACTATCAAAAATGTGCTTTGAACCGTGTACAGATTCTAATAAGTCGTTAACTTTATGGTAACTTGACCAAAACTTTTTCGCACTTTGAACACTTTGAGGCGTTGGTATATCTTTGTTTAAAAGTGGTTTCCACTTGTTACCGTGTCGTTCATTTTCAAAGTTATAAACCGTCTTTACACTTGCACGATAAATATTTCTTGAACCTTTAAAAGATGTTGTTTCATGACTGTTAAAATCACGAATAACCGCTCTAATATGCTGTCGTTGGTTATAATTGGGGTGTCTGATTTTAAGCACTTTTTCTACTTGAGGCTTTAAACGTTTAAAAGTTTGGTTGTCACTAAAAACACTACCATTCATTTTGTTATAACGTTGCTGGAGTGATTTAACTTGTCTCATAACTTTACGTTGCGCTCTACGTTCATGTACTTCTTTTAAGTGTTGTCTAGCTTTCATTCTTTTATGTCTAATAACTGATTTTTTCGCATGTATACTATTAGTCATAGTTGTAACCCCGTTCTAAGATTTGATCTATCCCGCTTATCAAAATGTTCTTTTGTGATTCTGTTTCACATGAAACAAGGTAGACATATAAAAACCTTAAATTACTTGAACGCCCTAATTCAAAACTAGATAGGGTAGGAATTGGGACGCCACTTTTATTAGATAATTCTCTTAGCGTGATATGCAAAATTTCTTTTCTGAAAAACGCACATAATCCGCCAAACTCTAACATAAATTTATGTTGCTTAACATTTGAATATTTACGTTTCACGTGTAACACCTCCTAAAATAAAAAAGGGCTTAACGCCCTTTTAAACATTAAATATCTAACCAAGTAACCGAATAAGCGTCCTTGTTATACTTATTTGAATGATATTGGTATACATTGAAAGCCACGTGTCCTTGCTTAATGTATTCAATATACTTATCATCGTCTAACAATTCGTTAACAGTGTCTAGCAAGTGGCGTGGCAAGTTAACAATTAACTTGTTATCAATAATTGCGTTTGGTTCGGGTCCAAATTTACCCTTGCTGTTAACAAAGAAACCTAATACCTTGTGGTGTGCTTCTGGGTCGGTGTCAAACAATTCTTTTAACCCGACATACTTATAATCACTTGTATCAATTCCAAACACATTGGTATTATTAAATCTTGACATTAAACCTTGTTTAGTGTCAGTAGTTGCCTTTACTTCATTTTCTTTTAAGTCGATGTTATTATTATTAATATCTGCCATTTTCTTTTTCTCCTTTCATCAACTTACATTATTAGTATAACATAAAATTTTATGATGTCAACATAAAATAAAAAGTTTTTTGTGAATGTGCCTATTTTGTTT